GTGAAGAATATCTTAAAGGTGATTTAACTAATACGGATGTATTTTCAGATTTAGATTTTCAGAGATTAATGAACCTTCCTACTACTGATCAACCAAATGTATTATGGAAAGATCGAGATAAAATTTGGTATGAACAAGTTGTAGAGGCAAGAAAAGTAGATGCACGTACTAGATTTGAAAACAGAGAAAAAGAGAATGAATTTGAAGGTAAAAAGTATCTACAAAAAATAAAAGATGAAGAGGACTTGTTATGGCAACAAGGTAAAAGATACAGTAGAGAACAAGCAAAAGAGTTTTCAAGAAAATGGAAATATGCCAAATGGGGTGCTCTTCCTGATCATATTAAAAATATGGTTACGACTGAAGAAATTGCTGATGAAGATATAAATGAAAGATTAGAGAGAAAAGTTAGAGATGGTGAAACTATATATAAAGAAGATCTTTACGGTATTGATAGTTACGAGCTTTGGAAAGAATGGGCAAATATTGCTAAAGATTCACAGAATTATAGCCTCCCTCAAGAGTTTCAAGAACTATCTAAAGAAAGAATTATTGCTGCTGTTAATGCATATAAAGATATTACTGAAGCTAATGTTGCTAAAACTCCTTCATGGGTAGCTAACAAACAACAAGCTGAAAGAGACCTTAAATTGTTTTATAAGGATTTTATTAAGAATGAAGGTAGTCCTAATAATGCATATTTAAAAGCTATAGAAAAAGTAGAAAAAAAAATTAAAGCTGGTGATTATAATTCTTTTCCGACTTCATCTAGCAATCAAGTTTTTCTAGAAAATAGAGAAATAGCAAAAACGTCTATTGCAATCACTCCAGAAATAGTTACTACAAGTGTAATTCCTGGAACTGAAGAAGCTTTAAAAGAATATAAAAATAGTGGTGGAACAATAGTTCCAAAAATATATGAGGATTTGGCTAATAAACTGGCTTTGTCTCCTACTCAACTTGCTAATTATCAATTAGAAGCAGTTGGGGAAGGACCAATAAAAACAGAAGCTGATAAAGAATTAGAAAACTTAGCACCAAATGTAAAGCATTTGTTGACCTTACATCCTGATAAACCAAGAGTAGAAAGAGCAAAAATAGAATTGCTTAAAGAAGATGGCAATATTACATACAACGAAGTTGGCTATTTAATAGATGAAGCTGTTACCGAGCGATTAGCAGAAAAAGGTTACGTAACACCTGAATTAGGGGTGGTGCGCCCACAAATAGGAGATTGGAAACGATTACCTAGAGGAACATTTATTAAATGGGATGGTAATCAATGGATTGAAACTGGAGTCTTTTTTACAGGTAGAAAAGAATTTGAATTTCCAGCAACAGAATATCTAGATAAAGATCTAGTTAAAAGAAAACTTTAAATTACTAAGGTAATAGAATGTACTCAGGATATGATCCTAACTCTGTAGATAAAGATGCATTACTTGAATCAGCTGCTCAGGATGCTCAGTACAGAGAATTAGAAAAAAAGAAAAGACAGAGAGAAGCTGAACAGCAAACTCAAGAGGAAGAGGAAGAGGTAAAAGCACAAACTGAACTAAAAGATGTTCGTAACAAAAAGAACTTAGGAGGCATTGTCGGAGTAGCTAAAGAATTAGGAGCTGCCGTTGGCGGTGGATTTCAAGACACAGCTTCCTCTGTTATCACTTTTCCAGAAAGAGCCATTGATATGTTCAGTGGTGAAATGGTTGAAGAAGGTAAAACTAAAGAAGGCTATAAAGCAGAATGGGATGATTGGTTTGTTAAAGATGAAAACCCCATAGAAACAAAAACATGGTGGGGATCAGCCTTACGAGGTCTGGTTCATTTCGGAACAATGGTCCCTGGAATAGTGTTAGCTGCAAAAGCTACAGGTATAGCAGCTGCAACAGCTGGTTGGAGTACACTAGTTCGTGGTGCTGCAATTGGTGCTGCTTCAGATTTAACATCTAAATACAGTCAAGAAGACAATGGTCTTGCAGTTCTTAGAGATAGATTTAACTTTATAGATACTCCTCTTTCCACAAAAGATACTGATCACCCAGCTATGAAGACATTGAAAAATGTTGTAGAAGGTATGGGAATTGGTGTGATATTTGATGGATTAAGTCTTGCTATTGGTAAAGGTGTAAAAAAAGTTAGAGGGATTGACCCTAAAACTAAGAAGCCAATTATCGAAGATGCTATTCCAGAAGAAGTAGAAAAAATAGCTTTACGAGCGGAAAGCCGTAGAGGACAGATTTTAGAAAAAGCTCAAGATCAATTAGTTAGTCCAGAATATGGTGCGTATAAAAACAAACCTATATCTAGCCCATGGCAAGCAGCACCTACTTCTAATGGTTCTCCATATGATGTCAGAAGACAATTAAGAAGAACTAAAACAGAATGGGGAGCTGAACATGGATCTACAGATTCTTTATATACACCTGTTCAATTAGAACGTACAGCTATATCTAGTGGATTAGCAGAAGAGCAGCTTAAAGGTATTATGCGTAACTTTATGAGTGATGCCAGAGTTCAAAAAGAAATAGCTAATGCTAAAGCAAACAATAAACCTTTAAGTGAAATATGGGAAGATTCAATAATCACAGCACAAAAGATATATGAAGGTAGAAATACAAGTGATTTAACACCTCAACAATTTTGGGGAGTATTAGAAAAAAATGCAAGATTACAAGGTATTGATATTTGGGATTCAAATAACGTTGTTGCTGCTGATTTAGTTATTGGATCTCTTTTAAAAGAAATTAGAGATCAAGGAATAGCAAACAGAGAGTTATATGACATAGCTGATTTAGCCGATATAGATGGTCCAGCTAAAGCAATGTATGACAAAGTAATTGCGGGTTTAACTCAAATTAAACTTTCTAAAATGACTCAATCTAATTCTTTTAAAAAATTAGGTGCTCGACCTTTAAAACAAAAAGAAAGTAGAAGAGCAATTATTGATGCTGTTAATGAACAAGTAAATGAGTCTGTTAATGCTCATGCACTAGCAATGAAAATTGCTGGTGATTCACCTAATGATGATTTATTTAAAGCTATCAATGAAACAATATCAATGTCAGGTGAAATTCATAACTTAACTGACTACGATAATTACATTAGGAAAATGGTTAAAGGTGGTGAGTTTAAAAAAGGCGGTAAACAAACCGGTCTATTATTAAAAGGTTTACAAAGAATATATAAAAATGGTGTTCTTAGTGGTCCTAAAACTCCAGTAAGAGCAATGATGGGTACTGGAACTGCTGCGTTTTTACGTCCATTATCTACAGCATTAGGTGCAACACTTAGAGGAGATGGTGCAACTCGTAGAGCTGCTATGGCTGGTTTTAGTGCAATGGTTGAATCTATTCCAGAAGCTTATACATTATTTAAAAAAAATCTAAATTCTTACTGGTCCGGAGATGTTGCAACAATTCAATCTAGATATAACGTCATAACAAAAGGTGATGAGCAATGGAATTTATATACTAACTGGATAGAAACTAGCGGAAAAGCGACCTTCGGAGATAAAGCAGTATTTAATATTGCTAATGCTGTAAGAGCAATGAACGACAGTAACTTTTTTACGTATTCTACAAAAATAATGGGTGCAACGGATGACGCTTTTGGTTTACTTATGGCTAGAGCTAAAGGTAAAGAAAAAGCCATGCGTGAAGCAATGGATTTATATAATTCCGGTAAGGTTACTGAAATAACTCCACAGTTATTAAAGGAATACGAAAATAGATTTTATGGTCAGATAATGGATGCTGACGGAAACATAGATGATGCTGCTGCTTTATTTGCAAAAAAAGAGGTGACATTAACTACTGATCTAAATGGTTTTGCGAAAAAACTTGATGCTGTATTTGAAAGTACTCCTTGGGCTCAACCATTCTTTTTATTTGCAAGAACTGGAGTTAATGGTTTAGAACTTACAGCAAAACATTTACCAGTATTTAATAGATTACTTAAAGAAAATAAAGACATTCTTAAAGCTACTGCTGATAACATAGAAAATGTAAGGCATTATGGAATTACTAATGCTGATGAACTTGCTAACGCTCAAGCACTAATAAAAGGCAGAGTGGCTATTGGTTCTGGAATAGTAATGCTGGCTGGTGTTCATTTTATGAATGGAAATCTTACAGGTAATGGACCAGCTGATAGACGAAAAAGACAAGTTTGGATTGATGCTGGCTGGAAACCTAGAAGTATAAAAATAGGTGGTATTTGGGTTAGTTATGATTCTTTTGAACCATTTAATTTAATATTTTCTAGTATCGCAGATGTTGGGGATGCTTTGCAATTAATGGGTCCAGAATGGAGTGAAAACCAGTTACAAAGAGTAGCTGTCGTATTAGCACAAGGTTTAACAAGTAAATCATACATAGCTGGACTACAACAGTTTGTTGATGTAATTGGTGGACAACAAGGGGGAGTTCAAAGAATTTTTGCTGGATTAATTAATAACCAAATACCTATGTCTTCTGCAAGGAACGAACTAGGTAAGTTATTTAATCCTTATATGAAAGAAATTAATTCTGGAATAACTGACTCAATACGAAATAGAAACTTATGGTTCCCAACTGAAATGACTGACATGGCATTGTCTACTAAATATGACATGTTAAATGGTAAACCTATACGTGACTGGGATTTTCCAACTCGTATGTTTAATGCAATTAGTCCTGTTCAGTTTAATTTAGATCAAGGTCCAGGTAGAAAACTTTTATTTGATAGTAACTACGATATAAGATCCTCTACATATTCATATGATGGCATTGATTTTAGTAAATCACCAAATGTTAGATCAATGTTCCAAAAAGCAATAGGTGAGGAAAACTTAGAAAGGCAACTAGATAAATTAGCTAAAAATAAAAAGATTATTTTATCAATCCAACAAATGAATGCCGATCTAAGAGCTAATAGAAGGCATATAGATCCTATGAAGACGTATCACCACAACAAAATGATTAAAAGGTTATTTGATAAAGCCAGAGAAAATGCTTTTGCAAAAATACAAACTCATCCAGAAGTTAGAAAACTAATACAAGAAAAGATCAAACGAGATCTAGAAGCAAGAAAAATATTAAATCAAACCACCAATAGAAATGTTAAGGAGACACAAATAAGAACCTTACTGCAAAATTAATTATCCATGAACAATGGCTGTCACACAAACTTCATACACAGGGAATGGTTCTCGCACGAACTATTCATTTACATTTCCATATTTAAAGACAGCTGATGTTAAATGTTCAATTGATGCCACCGAAACAACTGCATTTACATTAGCTAATGCCACCACAATACAATTTAATACTGCACCAGCCAACGGAGCTAAGATAAAAATATTTCGTTTAACAGATGACGCAGATTTAACTGCAACCTTTTATGCGGGTTCAGCTATCAGGTCATCTGATTTAAACGATAACTTCACTCAAAACTTATATTCAACACAAGAAGTTAACGCACGTTATCTGAGTAACCTTGGAGGAACCATGGGAGGTAATCTCCAAATGGGAGAAGGTTCTGACATTATTTTTGAAGGTGCAACAGATGATGCAAACGAAACAAAATTAACCGTAGCTGATCCAACAGCTGATAGGACTATTACCTTACCTGATGTTGATGGAACAGTTGTTACTACAGGTGATACAGGATCAGTTACTTCGGGAATGATTGCTAATGATGCAATTAATTCTCAACACTATGTTAATGGGAGTATTCAGGATGCACACATAGCTACTGGTACTTTAGATAATAGATATTACACAGAAACAGAATTAGATGCTGGACAATTAGATAATTTATATTTTAGACAAGATATTATTTTTGCTTGTTGAAAAAGAAAGTTCAATTAAGGAAATTGTATCGCAAGGTTATGATGTTGGCGTTGTAACAAAAGTTCAAAATCTTCTCTACAATTCTGAATACAAACGACGACAAGCAGCTCCAGGAGTAAAGATATCAGAGAGAAA